CGTCGCCGTTAATGGCGGATATGAGCCAGTCTGCGGGACTAAGCAGCGTGCCGGAATCCGTCGGGTTTGAAAAAAGCTGTCTTAAAAGCATTATTTACCACCGCCTCTCTGCGCTTTAGCAAAAATAAACGCCAAAAGCAGGCACTCTATAGCCGCGGTATATACTGCGACTATCGGAGATATCAATACACCGCCGGCAATCATCAAGATACACCCGACGAACAGAAAAATGTCGTCAATCACATACAATATCTTTTTCACATGTCCTCCTTATAGACTGAAATCGTCGCTCAAAATATAATCACTCATATCATCTTCTTCGGTAATCCGCGCACGTGTAAACGCATTGATTACTGATGCTATCGGGTCAATTCTGTTTGTTGATTTTTCTTTGTCAAGCATGATGTTTTCGTTCTGGTCTTTTTTTGTGACCGCGTTACTGATTGACCAGTCAAGTAGCGGATTTTCAAAATGCAAAATGTTTCCCTGATACGCATTTTCTCTAAATGATTTTGTCGGTTCGGATAAAGTCATCATGCCTTGCCTGACTTCAACGCATGTATACTCCAGTTTTTCAAGTTCCTGCGCATAATAAGTCGCATTATACGGGTCGTAGCAAATTTCTTTAATGTTCAGTCCCAGTTCTTCCGCCGTTTCTATCATCCACTTTGTCATGTAGCGATAATCGACTACTTCTCCCGGATTGACCGTCAGCCAGCCACCGTGGGCATAGTAGTCATACGGCACTCTGTCTGTTTTTATCTTTCTCTGCAGTGTTTCTTCCGGAATGAAGCTGTGGCCGATGACAATATACTTTGGCCCGCCATCCTCTTTGACCGGAACAACCAGCCCGATTGACGTCAAATCGACTTTGCTTGATAAATCCATGCCGACATATGCGTCCAGTCCGTATAAGTCATAACTTTCTATCCGCCCCCGAGTGTTCCATTTCCCCATGTCCATATACGAGGCTCCGGACTGCTGATTCCATATGTTCATGTTTTTCGTGAGAAATGATGACATCTTTTCCGGTGTCTCAACTGCCACTTTCAACGCGCTCCTTATATTTGCAATGCCCTCTGGATACGTCGCCACAATCGGGTTTGCTTTTATCCAGCATTTTTCGTTTTTAACATCATCAATCAGGTTCCCCTCTTTATCTTTATCCAGTTCATTGACCATGCAAAAGTAATCCGGTACGTCATAATCAATGTCTGGATTGAGGATCTTTTCTACGAGCGGATATTCTACTCGGTAACACGGTCCTCCGAAGTTCGTCCCCGCGGTAGTGATGATAAACAGCAGCGGCTGTTTTCTTGCCATCAT